AGCCTCGGTCTCGTGGGCTCGGAGATGTGTATAAGAGACAGGTTCTTTTGAGATCATGCTTGATGAAATATTAAAATATGAAGATGCGCAAGGAATAAAATCTAATCTGCGGACAATGGGATGTCCTGCGCAGGATTTGATTGACTACATGAATAAATAGTGAGAAGTTCGTTCAACATCAGCCCCGGCCGTATGACCGGGGCTTTTTTGTACCTTTAGGACAATGAAGGCCGCCAAAATAAGGTTCCCTTATAGAGAAAACACAAACCTTTAGAACAATCCATCCAAAGATAAAAGCCTCAAAAATTAGGGGCGGAATCCATTGTTATTAAAATGCCTGCTCCCACCTTTGCCTTGAGAGATTTTTTTTCATGGCAGAAGGGAAGCTGACGATAAAGCAGGAGAAGTTCTGCAACAAGTACCTCGAGTGCGGCAACGCATCCGAGGCGTATCGGTTTGCGTATGACTGTTCGAAAATGAGCGATGATACGGTACGTAATAACGCATATATGCTATTACAAAACAGCGAGATTACAGCGAGGGTCAAAGAATTACAAGACGAATTGCAGAAGGCAAGCAACATATCCAAAGAGCGGGTATTGGAAGAACTCGGCGCAATACTGGAAGCCCGCATAACCGACTATGTAAATCTGGTTACAGAACGGGTTCCCCTCCCTCAAAACAAGAAAGAGAAGAAAGCAGGAGCACCAATTCAATATATTGATGTCCAAAAGCTCGTCTTTAAAAATTTCGATCAACTCACTGACAAACAGGTAAGGGCTATCGAAAGCATAAAGGAGGGGAGAAATGGTATTGAGCTCAAATTGCACGGCAAGTCGTGGACAATAGAACGCATATCCAAGATGCTCGGCTATGATGCTCCGGAAAAGCATGAACACGCAGGTAAAAACGGCAAAGACCTATTCCCGAATATTCAAGTTGAGATCATAGACCGCCGCGAGCAGGTGGATACCTCAGATGAAGATACAGACCACTAATATCTATGCTCGTATCGAGAAGGCGATACGCTGCGGATACACAATAATATCCGCTCAGGGTTCATCACGATCCAGCAAAACGTACAATATCCTAATATGGATTATAATTTACTGTCTACAGCATCCGGGGGTCTCTGTATCTATTGTCCGCGCAACACTTCCCGCTATCAAAGGTTCGGTATTCCGAGACTTTAAAGAGATACTATACAAAATGATGGTATTCGACGAAAAGAACCTGAATAAATCGGAAATGATATATACATTCGCTAACGGATCCTTCGTCGAATTTTTCTCTACGGATTCCGAGCAAAAACTACGAGGACGCAAAAGGCACATTCTATATGTTAATGAGGCCAACGAACTGCGATTTATCGAGTGGCAGCAATTGAAAATGCGCACTACCCTATTTTCCATTGTAGACTACAATCCATCCTTTTCTGATGAACACTGGCTGTGCGACCTCAATCGTGATTCTCGGACATATCATTTTATATCTACCTATAAGGACAATCCTTTTCTTGAACAGACGATAATTGATGAAATCGAATCTTTGCAATACAAGAATCAATCGCTTTGGCAGGTATATGGCCTCGGGCAACAAGCTATTGTCGAAGGACTGATTTTTCCCAACATAGAAATTATTGACGAGTTCCCCGAATACGCAAAAAAACAGGCTGTCGGGCTGGATTTTGGCTACACAAACGATCCGACTGCGGCTATTAAATGCGGAATATTGGATGATGCGCTACACCTCGATGAACTTGTGTATCGGACACACATGTTGTCCTCAGAGATCATCCACGAACTGAAGCCACACAAACTACATGTTTTCCCAGATAGCGCCGACCCCCGGCTGATCCAGGAGATAGCAAATGCAGGCATCATAATTTACCCTGTGCAGAAGTATAAAGGCTCTATCATGGCGGGCCTATCCAAGATGCTCGAGTATAAGATCAAGATAACAAGACGCTCCGTAAACTTGATTAAGGAATTTCGCAATTATACGTATTTACAGGACAAAGACGGCAAGTGGCTAAATGAGCCTATCGACGCCTACAATCACGGGATAGATGCTGTCCGGTATTATATCCTTGGAAATATCATTGGCAGGATCATGTCCACCAAAACATATGACAAAAAGACATTAGGCATTTGGTAAAGAATAAACTATTAACATACAATCATAATAAGGCTTAACAATATATGGCATCAATAATTAAAGGAGTCTACTCTCTTGTCAAGAACTTGATTCTTAATTCCGTGGGTGTCGAACGGGAGTTCATACAATTAATCAACGATAGGGACATTGGAAAAGTTCAATCGCTCATGCAAAACAGGGATGAAATAGTGAATGAATCCATATGCGAATATGATCCCCTAAAGCACAAAGTTACGAAGCGCATGGATAAAGATCGGCTTGGAGACGATCCGTACTTTTCCGAGAAATTACCTCGTGCCCGGCAACGATACATTAACGAAGTTGAGCTTTTCTTCCTGCTTGGGAATCCTATAAAATGGAAGTTATCAACCAACGAGGGCAATGACGATGCCTTCCAGGAATTCAATAACTTTCTTCGAGACATACGCTTCAATACAGTGCTTAGGCAAGCGAAAAGGTTGGCAGGGGCAGAAACCGAAAGCGCTATTCTTTTCCACATCTATCGCGATGATGTAACCTTTACACCCTCGGTAAAGGCTTTAGTACTATCGTACTCCAAAGGATATACATTACGTCCCTTATTCGACCAGTACGGCAACTTGCTTGCATTCGGATATGGCTACAATCTGCGGGAAAACAATAAAACCATACAACATTTTGACATCCAAACAGCATCCACAATTTACAGAACAAAAAAAACATCAGTTGGATGGGAGGTAGATGCGAATCCAAATCCTACCGGCAAAATCAATATCATATACATTCAGCAAGATAAGGCGTGGAATGGGCTTCAATCCCGTATTGACCGGGAAGAAGACATCGATTCAAAAGTTGCCGATACAAATAATTACTTTGCGGATCCCATTGCCGCCGGGACAGCAGATGTAATAGATAAACTTTCCGGGCCCGACATACCTGGCAGACTTATTCAATATACTGGAGCCAATTCCAAATTTGAATACATCAATCCACCCATAGCGTCTGAATTACAGGCAAACGAAAAGAAAGACCTGAATGCCTCAATATTATTCGACACGTTTACTCCTGACCTGTCATTTGAGAACATGAAAGGCATGGGTACCCTATCTGGCGAAGCCATGAAACGCGCAATGGCGCTCGGATACATGAAAAGGGACAATCTAAAGGAAATATATGACATCGCAGTCGATAGGGCAAAAAACGTCATTCTTGCAATAATGATGAATGTAACTCATATCGGCATAAAATCTAAGCTTGCAGTTTTAAATATTGAACATGAATTCGCGGAACCTTTCAGCGAAGATGTGACCGCCCGATGGACGGCTATTGCAAAAATGTATAGCGAGAAAGTAATATCACTTGAGCAAGCAGTAAAGATGCTGGGCGTAGCTGAAAATCCGGAAGAGGAGGTGTCGCGCATAAAAAATGACACGCAAATTTCAAACCTTTTGACCAAAATTGACGAGAATTCAAGTATCAACACCCCTACTGAATAAAACTTTCAGGACAATGAAGGCTATTATACATCAGTTTGATCCGCAAATTTATCCTCGGTTAATTTGGGTGGTGATAGGTGAAAAAAGCGCATCTGCAATAAGCGATAGGTTTGAAAATATAACAGATATGGACGACACATCTGCGGCGGATACGCAGAGTACATACGACATCACAAATAAAAGGGGTGGAGTTCTTATCAGGTTCGCCACAAAGGCGAACGCTCAAAATATCCAGTACGTTTGCCACGAATCTACACATGCGGCTATGGAGATATTCGATTATATCGGCGGACGCATTGATTGCAGTAACCAAGAGCCATTCTGTTATTTGGTCGGCTGGATATCTGAATGCATAAAAGAGGCTTTGAATTACCGTACAAAAAAAGTATAAATTTCCAGCCTGCCCATTGTTATTAAAATGCCCGTCGAAATCTTTGCAACAGAGATTAATTATAAAATAATATGAAAGAAAAACTTTTAGCATTGCTCCAAACCAAATTTGCGGGGGTGGACAATGCGATCCTCGACCGAATCGCAACGAAAAAGTCGGAGAATGTAACGGACGAAGCACAATTACCTACCATAGCAGAGGGGATTGGCTTTCAGGACGTGTTAACCAGCTACGGCGACTACCGTGCAGGGGATGCGCAGCAGACCGCAGTCAAGAACTACGAGAAGCGGCATAACCTCAAAGACGGGAAGCCTATCGAGCAACCTGGCATAGGGAACACCCAGGGAAAAGAAACTCCCGATATTCAAGCCCTGATTGACGCGGCAATCGCCGAAAAAATCACCCCCTTACAGGAGAAAGTGGCAGCTTATGAAGCCGAGAAAACCGCAACCGAACGCTTAGAGATGATCGGCAACAAAGCCAAGGAACTTGGCATTCCTGAGTGGCGCGTAAAAGAGGGGTTTGCTATTTCAGACGGTATGGATGAAGTGGCGATCACTAATTACCTCACGGGGATTAAGCAAAACATTACTACAGCAGGGTTAGAAGGAAAGAGCGGGTTTCCGCTCGCAGCCACAGGAGAGGCTACCAAAGAGGAGGCCGATGCCATAGTGGCTGGAATGCGAATCTAAAATCAAAAAAAAATGGCAACAGCAGATTTAACAAACGAAACTACCGAGATCATCACGGGCAAAGACAACGTCGTCATCGTGAATCATTTCGATGGCATCAGAGGCGGCCGGACATTGGATGTAACCGGCTTTGCGCCTAAGGTCATCCACGCAGGACATGTCATCATCAAGACCAGCGCCGGAGAATATGCCCCGATGCCTTTAACCCCTTCGGGTGACGCCTATGCAACACTGCCGGAGGATGCCGAATATGCTGGTTATCTCGTTGCGACAATCAGCACGGAACACCCCTTCGCTGGGATTATGGTGCGCGGCACTATTAACCCCAAAGCAACGCCGTTTGACATGGCCTCAATCATCGAGGCTGTCAAGACTGCATTACCTTTAATCGACTATCAAGAGGACTAAACCATGGAAAAATCCCTTTATTTCGAGTACGTTCGTAAGTACTTCCCGAAACTTATCCTATCTATTGTCGAGAAGCTGAACGACGCAAACCAAACACAGCTATCGTACATGTTCAAGCAACTCCTGTCCACGGAATATTCTGTTGACGGGCGTTGGGAATCTCTGGTGGGGCAATATACGCGCGTTGCGGCAGATGTTGTGGCGATGGATTCGCCGCTGCCTCTGAAAAAACGCGATTCAATGGCCCGCAAAAGCGGCGAGCTTCCCAAGATGGGTATGGAGCTTTTCTTGAATGAGAAGCAGATGACCGACATTGATACAATGCTCGCCTTGGGTACGGATGTCGACACCATCGTCCAAAAGATTTTCGCAGATACACCCCGCGTCATTGTTGGTATTTACGAGCGTGTGGAATCCATGTTCCTCGAAGGCTTCTCTACTGGTGTCGCCCTCGCGGACGAAGACAATGTAGGAACAGGAGTTCGAATCGACTATGGCTATCTGACTGAAAACAAATTCGGCGTCGCCCAAATCTGGAATGGCAACCCAACTACGGCCAAGGCTATCGACGATATCAGTAAGGTAGTACGGAAAGCTACGGATGATGGCAATAGAATTATCCGAGCATACGCGGACAAGTATTGGTTTGACGAGATAAGCAAAAACCAGCAGGCGCGCGAAGAGTTCGCATTCCTGCAAGGATTTGTAGGCGATAAGGTGCCTAATTTGTTGAACGATCAAGTTTCCGCTGTTATGGAACGTAAGTTCGGCTTCCCTGTACAACTTATTGACAGGGCTGTAAGAACTGAGAAAAACGGCGTCCAGACGACTTCGCGCCCGTGGAAAGAGGGCACCATCGTATTCGTTTGCGACACTCAGGTTGGATCGCTCGTGTGGGCTCGCCTTGCAGAGATGAATCATCCCGTCGCAGGTGTTTCATACGAAACCGCCGACAATTACATTCTCGTATCCAAATATCGTGAGAATCGTCCATCACTGCGTGAATACACCACTTCGCAGGCGCGTGTCGTGCCGGTTATATCCAACCCTGACCGAATCTACACGCAAGACATTAAAACTGTACAGGCGTAATGAAGGCTCGGATATTAATGGAGTTTCGCGATAAGGACAATTTCGATAAAATCTACCGTCAAGGAGATATTATCGAGGTCACCCGCGAAAGGTACCAAGAACTAAAAGCATTAGAGCTCGCAGAAGAGGTGAGAGATCGCAAGCAGCTCGATAAGTCACAAGAACTGTAACATGACGGTCGCAGAATGCATACATCAGGAGTTCAGCATGGTCGGAACCATCTCCGACTATGGCGTTCGCCGCTTCGCCAGGGAATGGGGTTACGATCCCAACTCCCTGGCGGGTAGCGACCATCAGCAACAACTAATCGCCAAGCGCGTATCCGAATTCATCGACAGCCTGATAATGCACCCTCTGTCGGTAAGCGAAAACGGGCATTCGGCGTCCTGGTCTGAAAGCGCCATGAAGCAACGGGCACAACTGATGCTTCGGCAATATGGCATCACGCCCGGCGAAGAATTGAGCAGCTCTATTGGACTGTCCTCGATAAAGGATGCTTCGAACTTGTGGTAATATGTATTTCGCGCCCCACATACTCTATTTGAGGATCGATCCTCCCAAACAATACGACGAACTGGGACGTCCGATAGCTATGTCCGAAAGTGATGCATGGCAGGAAATAGGTGATTGTCGTTGCGACGACGACACAACCGTCCGCCTTGTATCAGAGAACGGGGAGGTGCGCCAATCGAAATACCACATCGTCTACGAAGGGAGAGGAGTACCCAAAGGAGGTTACGTTAAATGCATTGAAAAGGCGACCGGCACAGTACGGGGCGAAGGTACAGTGGCAATAGCCAAGGTAAACAACTATTTCAACGCTTCAGACCTTTGGATATGATTACAACGGGAGACGCGCGCAACATACTGTTCTCGGCGTGTAAGGGGGTTGGGATAAAGGACATGCACACTTCATGGGCGATCCCCGAGGGGAAAGTCAATAGAGAGCGTATCGTCGTCATCACACCACCCGAGCAGACGTCGGACACGTATTGGGAAAATTGCTTTGTTGCTGTAAACCTGTGCGTCCCCGACATCAAGGGAGAAGCGAACCTAAAACGGCTGGACGAACTCGAACGGGTAGCCAAGGCGAGGTTCAAAGAATGGACATACGGTACTTACGACGGATCCGCATACAGGTACAAGTATGAGAACATTGGTCGTGAGGAAGATGTGAATCTCGGATGCCACTATATCTACATCAGAGTACTATTCAGAGTATTAAACATTAAAAACAACTAAAACAATGGCAAAAGTAATAGCAGTAGGAATCAAGAAGCTGTATTATACAGCCCCCGCGAAGGTCACAGGAGATCTTACGGGTACCCTTCTGGCAACCATCATTAAAGATGTCAGCACGAAACAGGTGGAGAACATCCACCAAGACACATGGAGCATCGAAGAGGAGGAGCCGTCTACGACGGAGTACAGGAATCAACTCACCAATGGCGTATATCGCCAAGACACCGAAATGGGTAACATCCAGATGTCGTTTACCATCGGGCAATACGACTATGAAACCAAGGCGGATTTCATGGGCGGCACGGGGTCGGAGACGTCATGGAAGCGTGCGCGAGGCGTCACGCGCATTGAAAAATGTATGATCGCCCTAACGGAGGACAACCAGTATTGCGTCTTTCCGAAGGCCTCGGTTATCGCCCGCAACACCAACAATGAGGGCGCCGTAGGTATCGGTGTAGCAGCTGCTGCCCTGGAACCCGACAACACGGCAGTCTCGTCGGAATATTGGTTCGATTCTTCGGAGGTGAACGTCGAATAAGAACCTCCAAGCCATCAGCAGTCCAGGGGTGGGAGGCGTGTGCCCCTCACCCCTATTTCTTAAAATCAATCTTATGAAATTGGAGTTTATCAGTATCCGCATCGCATCGAAGGGATACACTGTATACAAGATGTCCCCCATGACGGCAACGCGCATCATGACGGCGCGGGATGTCAACAAAGATCCGGACGAGAGTAAGGCATGTATATCGGCGATGGCGCATAGTATAGCCTTGGCGGTTGTCGGCAGCCGCAACATATTCGCGGGTGTCAGGGTGTGGTTTTTACGCCGCAGATTCATGAAGCGGGGCACATTCAACGAGTTGTTCGACTGTTACCAGAAAATACTGCTGATGATACCCCTTGAGGATATTGCCTCGGTTGCAGCCGTAATGGAGGGATTGTCCGCAACAATATCCAAAGACCATGAGTAAATCGGCGGATATTGTCGCCAGGTCATTGCTGAATACGCATCATGTGTCGGTAAAGCTCGGGGTGCTGAAATTCTGGGTATACCAGCCGTTCGTGAAAGATTTGGCAAGGGCATTTGCCGGAGGGAAAATAGACGTTTCGATCTCCGGAAGGCAAAAATATTCCATGGAAACAATATCCAAGCTGCTTTTTCGGCGCTCATGGTGCCAAAAACTATTCCTGTGGTACGCCAAGCGGTATGCCACCTGTGAAGAGATTTCCGCCGCGACCATGAAAATAGCCGACATCGTATCGGGCAAAGACTTGTTCGATTCGGTGAAGATCGACAAAACACGCCGGAAAACAGTGTCTGAAACCGTCGGGAATAATACGATAACGGGCATTATTGCAACGATGATGGATCAATTGAACATCTCCTACAACGAAGCCTTCCAAGGCATAAACTACCCTACCATGCTACTCATGATGACCGACAAGGTGCGCACGCTCGTAGGGGACGAGGAAAAAATAGTGCGGGGATCGGGCGCCGATATGGCCCGGAGAAGAAACAATAAGAAAAGAGGCAATAAAGAGCAGTAATGAGTGCATTATCATTCAAAATAAACGCGGAAACCGATAAACTCAAGAGTTTTATTACCATGCTTGAGCGGTTGCGGCAGGTACTGGCCGAGATTCCGGACAGCACAAAGGAATTCGACGTCATAAACCGTAAAATTGGCGAGATGGAGGCGCGTGTCGAGCAGACAATGCACAAAATCGCCCAGATGGAGCAGCAGGCAATGGATGCGGCGTCCAAGGCTGCCGCATCGGCCACGACCGGAACTGCTGGCGGCGGTTCTACGGCAGGAACAGCGGCTACCCAGGCCGAAACTGCGGCATATCATGAACTTATTGAAGAGCTTAGAGCAGTCAATGCCTCAAAACGGGAGAATGTCGCATTAATATCCCAATATGAAGCGCAGATAAAGCGGCTCAAATCGGAAATCCGCGATCTCAATAAAGCAGAAAGCAGCGGCATAAAGCTCACACAAAACCAAAAAGCAAGCCGTCTTAATGCCTCCGTTTCGATTGAAGAGTATAAGCAAGCCTTATCCCGCGCAAGACAAGAACTCGCCAACCAAATCAAATTAGAACAGGTTGCCAGAGGGTCTATTGACGAGATGTCGCAGGCTCTGGGCAGAATGCGGACTATCTACCGCTCTCTGAATGAAAGCGAACGCGGTAGCAACTGGGGGCAAAACCTACTTAAAAATATAGAAGGCCTTGACGCAAAAGTTAAAGAACTGGATGCATCGATGGGCGTCCACACCCGGAAAGTAGGCGACTATGCCTCGGGATTCAATATGCTGGGATTCCAGATTCAGCAGGTTGCCCGCGAGTTGCCGTCGCTGGCATATGGCCCGCAAATATTCTTTTCCGCCATATCCAACAACCTGCCGATGCTGGCCGATGAAATAGCACGGGCGAAGAAATCGGTTGATGAATTGAAGAAAGCCGGGCAAACCTTCACGCCCGTATGGAAACAGATAGCATCGTCGATCTTCTCCTGGCAAACCCTGCTTGTGGCCGGCGTAACCGTGCTTACCCTTTACGGCAAGGAGATAACCAACTGGGTAGCGTCGCTGTTCAAAGGTAAAACGACGATAGACGCCTCTGCCGCTGCACTCGAACGCTTTAATTCCGCTATGGCTCAAGGTTCGGTGTCGGCTCAATCCGAATTAACCAAATTGAACCTGCTGTATAGGGCTGCGACAGACCTTTCCAGGCCCTATGAAGAAAGAGCCGAAGCGGTCAAAAAACTGCAAGACATATACCCCGCTTACTTCGGCAATATGGCTGCGGAACAGGTTATGGTCGGGAATGCTGTCGGTGCTTATGAAAACCTGCGCGACGCAATTATCGAGGTCGCAGAGGCGAAAGCCGCCCAAGAACTTATTACAGAGGACGCAAAGAGTTTAAAACTTATTGAAAAAACAGGGGATGCCTATACCAACTATTCTCTTGCTTTAAAAGAATACAGAGTAGCATATGCTGCAGCACAAGAAGCCAGCAAAGGGAAGGGCCCAATAACATTTTCTCTCACCTCTGAATCTGCAAGTTTTGAAAGGGCGAAAGCAAATTTAAGGAGGTTTAGGGATGATTTTATTAACGAATTATCAAATCTCAGTAAAGATGGTGATGACCTTTGGAAGCGTATAAACGAAGGCTATGAAGGTGATGTCGATGCATTTATTGCGGCGATAAATGCCGGCATCGAAAAATTGACCCCCGCAGCAGAAAAATTATTTGTAGGGAAAACCCCCGCCGAACTTAACGCAGAATGGAAAAAAGCACGCCAAGAGGCCAAAAGCGCAGCAGAAAAAGCCGCATCCGATCAAGAGCGCAACCTAAAGGAGCTCGACAAGCAATTGCAAAAGCTCCGGGACGATGCATTGCAGGCGGAGGTAGATTCCATGAAGGAGGGCACGGCCAAGAAACTCGCCCAAATCGACCTTGACTACCAGAAACGCGCCCGTGCCATACAGGAGGCAGAGGAGCGCATCAGGGAGTTGCAAGGTGGGGAATTGACCAAGGGGCAGCAAGCCCAAATAAAAGCCTTGAACGATGCCAATAATGCCCAGCGTACTGAAGAACGGGCAAGCGTTTCTTCTATTTCGATAAGCCCCGAAGGGTTGGCATCTACAATCAATAAGAATATACAATCTTGGGACGAGTATTTGAAAGCGTATGGAACCTTCCGGGAAAAACTACAAGCTACAAAAGACATTTACGACCGTAAGATCGAAAATGCTGGCAGCATTGGAGAGCGGAAGACACTTGAAGCCGAGCGAGATGCAGCAGTAGCTGAAATCGAAGAACAAGCCGGGCAATGGGTACGAGAGCTTACAGATAAGACAAAGAAGCAGTTGGCGGATCTGAAAACCGAACTGGAAGCATCATTGCAGTCTCTTGAGTCGGAATACAATGCTTTGGATTCATCCGATACAGAGCAGGCCCAGAAACTTCGCGGTGATATCAATCAGACGCGAGCAAGAATTAATGCAGTAGATAAAGCTGCTTCGAGTACAAAATTAGCCCCCAAAGATAATGCGATCAAGAAATGGCAGCGATTAGAGAGGACACTCGGTGATATTGCAGATGGATTCGAGGGTATTGGTGATGCCGTTGGGGGCACTACTGGCGAAGTCATTAGTGCGGCGGGCGAAATTGCAACTAATGCAGCCAGTATGATTAGCAGCATTGTCACTCTTACTGAATCGTCGGCGGCAGCTATTACAACGACATCAACAACCGCCGCCAGTGCGATCAAAGCTGTTGAGCGAGCATCCGTTATTCTTGCTATCATTCAAGCGGTATTGACAATAGCAACTAAAATAGCCAGCCTATTTAATAATGATGATGAAAAACAAGCGGAAATAGACCGACTGCAAGGTAGAATTGAGCAACTGCAATGGGAATTGGATAATGCCAATGCAATTCGGCTCCAAGAAAATTCTTTTAATGCTATTCAGAAGGTAAAAGACGCTTATAATGATGCGACGAAAGCGATATTGAGCGCATACGGAAAACTAAGCCCCTTCGGGGAAGCCATCGTTAAGCGAATCAACGCGGCTAAAATAGAAGAAAAGGCAATCAAAAGTATAGCAGATGCCTATTCAAACCTTAAATATACAGACAGCAATCTTCTGGGGGAAAATAAGTTTAGTGATACCCGAGATAAACTTAACAATCTTGCAGAACAGCAGTTGTTGCTTCAAAAGCAGATTAATGCAGAGAACGACAAGAAAAAAACGGACAAATCAAAGATAAAAGAATGGGAACGTCAAATTCAAGAACTTGGAGAAGAAGCTGCTGAAGTAATAAATGAGGTTGTAGAAACTATTATCGGCGGCACCGCAGAAGATATTGCAAAAGAGCTTGGCGATGCCTTCATAGAAGCGTTTTTAGAAGGTGAGGACGCCGCTAAGGCCTGGGGTGAAAAGGTAGACGAAATTGTTGCTGACATCATGAAACAAATGTTAGTCAGCAAATTTGTTGAAGAACGTATCGGAGATATTTTTGACCAGTATAAATCCAAATGGTTCAAGGATGGAGTTTTTGTCGGGATTGACGGTGTGATTGATTCCATGGGAAACTTTGCCGACGATCTCAACAAAGTTGGAGAGGAATTTCAAACTATTTGGGACAGCCTTCCCGCTGAAACAAAAGAATTACTTGGGAATGCTGGCGCAGCTCGTCAGGAAGCCACGGAAAGAGGCTTTCAAACAATGTCGCAAGATACGGGTGATGAATTAAACGGTCGTTTCACCGACATTCAAGGCAAAATAACCGACATCCGCGGCTATGTAATGGCGCAGACGCAATCAATAATTGGTCTTTTGACATCTATGGCCAATATTGAAACAGCCATGTACGCAAGCGTACAGGTAAATAATGAGCTGCTCCGATATGCTGTGATGACCTACATGGAAATTGTGGAAATAAACGGCAATACAGCAGCCATGAGAGTTGCCTTACAAGGCATCCAAGAAGATATTGCGGCGATTAAACGTAACACGAGTGAATTGTAACCATGAAGATTGAAAAAGACATATCAGACCTAAGCAAGTTCATCAATGGCATTGAGGATGAAGTTGTAGATTTCATGGATGAAAAAGCCCGCGAAGCGGTTAAATTGCAACAAATAGAATCCGACTATCGAAACCACACCTGGAATCTTCGCAGCTCCCTCGGATATGTTGTAACCTACGACGGCAAGGAGAAGCGGCGGTACATAAGCGGAATGAATTACGGTGATGAAGCTGCCGAAGCGATCAAAAAGTGGCTCGATGAAGTCAACAAGTCGGGAACCAGCATTGTATTTGCCGATGGCATGTTTTACGCTTCTTTCGTCAGCTCAAAAGGCTACGATGTCCTGGACACCGCACAATCTTATTTAGTCAAAGCATTAAACGAAAGAAAATGAAAAGGGATTTACTCATAAACGGCTACGATGCCTATGCAATGGGTATCGCAATGGGATCGGGTTTCATTGCAAGTCTGAGAGCGCCGGCAAGCCTCAAAGATTTTGTAGAGAATGATGACCCAAAAAAGGACGGCAAGCAGGTAATTTACCCCGAAGAGCCTAAAGTTGCCGCCCGCGATCTGACGCTAACATTCGTAATCTTCGGTGACACGCTCGCAGAGCACACGACGAATTACAACAGTTTTATAGAGCTACTAAAAAGAGGCAAAATGGACATCAGCGTCCCTTCAATATCTGCGGATATTTACCATTTGACCTACATGGGCAATTCAGGCAGCTACATGATGTCCGCAGACCTTACGACCTCACAACTGACAGTAAAATTCAATGAACCCAACCCAGCAAACAGGGTCGCAGAAACAGAAAATATATGACAACCCAACACAATAAGAGTGTAGATGCCATACGGGCGATGGCACTACAAACGGGCGCTTGTAAAAAGATAAACCGCGTCCAAGACTTCCCCGAGCTAATCAAACTGATGTTTACCCCACAAGGGATCGAGTTCTGCCAAGACCACAACTTCCCCTCGATCGAAGTGTTCAGGGAAAACCGAAGCAATCTTCAAGGATTGGAAGTATATGTCGACGCTGGCGACATCACGCTAAAGGGCAAAGAATATGTATGCCTGGTCGGTGATACGAAGGCCACTATCGAGGCTTCCGGGGCTAAATTCACACATACAATCATATTGATGCACGGCGCACGAGCCCAGATCAATGCAAAAGACTACGCCGTGCTGAATATCGTAAATATCAGCGGGGAGTATTCGGTAAATAAGGATGGAACTGTTATTGTGTTATAGATAAAGCCGGGATTAACCCCGGCCTATCTACAATTTTCCTTCGTAAAATAATCTATAACAATCATCATTTTTAATATTTTCAATTTCAGGCGGGAACTCCACCCCGGCTCGTTGATATAATATTTTGTACTCGTTAATAATGTGGCTATAAGATAAATCTTGCTTGTAAGCGCGCTCCAAATCAGCCCAAAGATTGTCATAAAGTATATTCGGAATATCCGGATTTTTCTTATGTATTTCTCGCGCAATAACAGAGCCTGCATCAGGAATAATTTTATTTTTTATCTCTAATATGTTTTTCGTCATCCCCCAAATTTTGAAGAACAAAACAATTTGGAGAATGGCGAATATTAGCATAATAAGGCTTAAAATAATGTAAATAATATCCATTATCACTATATTTTATTCTTAATTTCTTGCAAGGTGTCCGATATATTACATATTACTTTCAAAAGAGCATATACTGTTGCGGATGTAAGCATAATGGGGAGTATGCTCCAAAAACACCAATACGCCTCTTCTTTGTCATGATCTGAATATAATCCCATTCCATAAAAAGCAAGAATAACAGAACATATAATGCCAACAATTAAAATTGCCAAGGCTAATGTTTCAAGAAGTTGCTCTGCGTTCCTTTTTACAACGATATTATATCTAATGTATTCAGCCCCATTCTTTTCAAAGGTTTCAACAGTCCCTTTAAGTGCAGAGCATTTCCCGCAGACTTTTGCTATCACAGGATTTTCATGCCCGCAATTTTGACATATCCAATTTTCACTCATGTTATTATGCATTATGGTTAGTAACCCAAATTTACAATTTCACATTGGAATATCCAAAAAAGCGAGGAGTGATTTTCACCACCCCTCGTCTTTGTATTTACGACTTTGCATCTATTCGCCATTCTCAACCCTTACATCATCCGGAAAAAGCAAATCTAACTGTTGGTATTGTTTCGGAAATGCGGCGTTAAGCATTTGCATAAATTTAGCCCAATTATACCCCGATGCCCGTCCCAATGCTTCAACAGCCGCTAAATGCTCTTTCAGTTTCGGGCGGCCCACATCTTCGGTTAAATGCTGGTGATGACGGTCTTTTCGCGTTCCTTTGTCTGTTTTCGGGTTGACTTTTTGAAGTTCGGTTAATATCACTGGAGCCAAACGTTCATAGACAATATCGTTAATCCATTTACCAACAACGCCAGGCCGCCTATGTGTTAACGTCCAACTCCATCCGTGCATCCTATATATCATTTCAAAGAATGAATCGTTAAAAGTTTTTACCCAACGGCTTGCCTCGTCCGAAATAAATTGTGATGGACATGGGTGTAGACGCCTAAAATAATGGATCATTTTGTTATAGACGTACGGGTCTATCCGTATAATGTGTAAATTGAAACATCTGTATAGAGCCCTAAATAGTTATTTTAGGGCTCAATTTTATTTTACGATTAATTTTAAGTCCCAAAATATATGTTCGGGCAGGGAGAAATCCCTGCTTTTTTATTGATATTTTTACTGCTCCCCATTGTTATTAAAATGCACAGTCACACATTTGCACAGAGGCTTGAGGAATCGCCGAGCCCTTGATGCAAATGATTATTTACTCTCCGACAGGAACAGAAATATTGGACGCGCCGGTCACCAAAGAGGCTATCATCAAATATGTCCTCATGGGAGACTACTATATCGAGCTGCCCTTTAATCTCCTTGAACCAACGACATTTGCTCGTGGTTCCTACATCACATATAAAGGCCGCAAGTTCGAGATTATGTCCACGGTGCGCCCGGAGTTCGACAATAAGACCGGCGGCTATAAATATACGCTCAAATTCGAGGCTCAGCAAAACCACATGAAGCGTTTCGTGTGCTTCTGGCTGGGTGGGGACAATCCCGAAGCCGTATTTCACAACACCACAGACCTCGAATCTTTCGCGGCGTTGATCGTCGCCAACATGAACAAGCAGCTCGGAGGCGAAAACTGGCAGGTAGGCACGATCACCGTTGACAATCCTAAAGCTACGAAGCTTGTATCGTTCAATGGCGATAAGTGCTGGGACATCCTCAATACGATTGCCGAAACCTTTGAGACGGAATGGTGGACAGAGGAAAACGGCGACCTCGTATCGTTATGCTTTGGCAAACTGGACTTCGGATCCCCCGAAGAGTTCAGACAGGGGAATGTAGTAAAAAACATTCCCGCAAAGAAAGGGGATGATTCGAGCTACGGCACCCGGTTCTACGTCTTTGGCTCTACTCGCAATCTTACAAGCGACTATGGGCAAGCTCCGCAAGGAGGTGAAACGAATCATGTATCTGAAATTCGGCTTCGCCTGCCGGACGGACAGCGGTATATCGACGCAATACCTGGTCTTTCGGGAAGCGACATTGTGGAGCAGGTCGTGTTCTTCGATGACATATACCCCAAGAATACGGAGACTGTCACCAGCATTGAGACCGTAGACCGGGAGATCATTGAAGGGCAAACGGATAAGGCGTATGTCATGTACTGCAAAGACACGCCGTTCCGGCCTTCGGACATGATTAAAGGCGAAACCCTGGGCGCAACTTTTACGAGCGGCAGTCTTATGGGACGGGATTTTGAGCTAAGTATAAACTACAAACCGGAGACGTGGGAACCCGAGGATGGATTCGACAAGAAGTTCGAGATCATCGCGCAAGTAGAGACATCCGGTGAAAGCCAGCTTATCATCCCCAACGAAAGCCTGCATCCCGAGCCTGGAGATACGTTTGTCATCACGGGCGTAAAACTACCTAAAGAAAGGATCGAGGAGGCTGAAAAGGAGCTCTTGAAGGCCGGGGAATCATATGCCGCGAAACACAGCAGCGACACGGACGTATACGACTGCGAAACCAATCCCGTATACTGCCAGGAAAACAAAAAGAATTACGATGCCGGGCAAGCGGTTCGCCTTGTGGATCCACGCTTCGGAGAAAGCGGCCGATTATCACGCATCCAGGGATACGAAAAAAAACTATATAACGAATATATCGCCACATATACGGTAGGCGACAATACGGCATATTCTCGTATCGGCAACATAGAATCGGAGGTGAAGGCAAACCTGTACGCACAGCGCATAGGCGTTACCGAATCGGGAGCCTCAATCTACCTTATCACCCGCTACGACTCCACCGCCGCCGCAGACTACAATGCCTATTCCGCCAAGCGTGCACTATGGGAATTCGCTAACAAACAGTTCCCGGACACATTCAAAGGTAAAATGACCTTTGACGACGGTGCCCAGTTCGGGGGGTTCGCATCCGGCATGACTGGCTTTGGCGGCATAATCGACAAGAAAGGGAACGCAGAGATGCAGAGCCTGAAACTTCGGGGATTCCTGGAGGTACCGGAACTCCGCTACAACCGTGTCGAAATATCCATGGGCGATACGTGGTATGCTCCAAGTGCCGGGATCATCGAAAGCGTCGACACCACGGCCCAAACCATCACCCTCAAGCTCGAAGAAGGCGAGATCGGAAGTCCTCGGGTCGGGGATATATGTATGGGCATCTTCCACAATTTGAACACTTCGGAGAATGCAACCGCGGATTATGACGACGGCCGTGGCAACAGGCGCTTTGCCGGGTTCGCTACCTGCTATTTCCGCATCACCGAGGAGCTGGACACTACAACTCACAAGACATTCAAGTATCAACTACGCCCGGTATCGGGAGCTTACCCCACCCAATATCATCCGGCGGCGTCGATGACCTTCGTGGGCTATGGCTCCTTCTCGAATGAGGATCGGCAGACCTCCCGCTACGAAACCCGGACATACCAGCGTTATTTAACGGGAGTTTCCGATTGGGAGTTCACTGCGTCCAATATCGCCGCGCAATATGGCGACCTGTCAAACCTGTCCGTATTCGGGATAAACATGACGGGATATTCGGCATACCTGAACAACATCTACATGTCGGGCGTCATTCATCAGTTCACGCCCGGCGGCGAAGAGGTGCCCACGATCATAGACCGCGGAGTGTGGAGCGCCACGGAAACATACAACCGCAACGACGACGTATATTGGAACAACGGACATTGGCGCTGTCTGGTCGACGGCACCAAGACCGAACCCGGCAAGGATGCCGAGGAGTGGGTATACTTAGGCGGATACGGGGTGCTCGAAACGGTCAGCATATTCAAAAAATCGGAGAGCGAACCGGCGAAGCCTACGGAGCTTAAAATACCGCCCGAAGGCTGGACGACGGAGACGCTCCCAATGTCGGATCAACGTCCTACATGGATGTGTACCGGCACCGTTGTCGACGGAGAGGTCAAATCATGGTCTGATCCTCAGCGTATATCCGGCGAACACGGCACGGATGGCAAGGACGGCAAGGATTACGAGTGGATCTTCGCACGTACATCGGAATACAAAGCCCCTGCACAGCCACCCACCGCGCAGCAGGACGATTACATTCCCTCGTCCTCCGAAACCTCGGACGGGCAGGTGTGGACGGACGATGCCGTCGGGCCCGATAACGACAACCCTTATGAGTGGGCAAGCAAGCGTGTGAAAGTAAATGACACGTGGGGCGAGTTCACACACCCTGCGCTTTGGGCAAAATTTTCGTTCGACGGAGCGCCGGGTGTCGACGGAACCGATGTAGAATGGATATTCAAACGCACAAGTTCCAACACGGCCCCGAATACGCCGTCTGGCAGCGACGAAGACGGATATGTACCGAGCGGTTGGACGAACAACCCCACGGGCCCGAATTCCGAGCGCCCCTACGAATGGACTTGCGTACGCTATAAGACAGGCGGACACTGGAGCGGATATTCAGCAGCGTCCTTATGGGCGAAGTGGTCATTCGACGGCGCGGATGGTGTGGATGGTGAAGGTGTAGAATACATATTCACGCGTACGGAAACCGAGGATCCGGGCACCGTTCCGGATGTTCCCGATGTTGCGGAATACGATAATCCCCCGGCACCATGGACGGATGACCCCACGGGAGTAGATGCCACATATCGCTACGAATGGGTGTCGAAACGCAACAAGGTGGAAGGTGTTTGGGGCGCATTTTCCTCGCCCTCGATTTGGGCGCGGTATTCTTACGACGGACAACCGGGAAACTGGACATCCTATGTATTTAAAAATAGCGATACGGAGCCCGCAAAGCCTACTTCGTCCGACCCCATTCCGTCCGGATGGAGTGACGCGCCCACTGGTGTCGGTATATGGTGGATGTCCAAGGCTACGATAGACGCATCGACCGGAAAGGCCGGGGCGTGGTCGACACCTATCCGCGTAACGGGCGAGGATGGGGAGCCGGGGCCGCATACTGACTTCAAATACGCCAAGAATAACAGCACCACCACGGCGCCGGCGCTGGTCAAAACGGATCGCACCCCCGCAGGTTGGAGCGACACCCCGCCGTCGCTCTCTTCGGGTGAATATCTGTGGATGACGCAGGCAGAAATAGACGCCAACAATAATCTGTTGCACCCGACGGTGGGCTGGGCAACTCCGGTACGCATATCGGGAGAGCAGGGCCCAAAGGGTGATGATGGCAGCCCGGGCGAAGACGGCAAGGACGGCTTGCAGGGTTGCATAATCCGCCTCACGGAATGGGCGTCGGGCGTCGAATACCGCAATGACCTCGACCTTGTCTCCAATGGCCCCAGATACATAGACATAGTTACGATCTATGCGAACAACAAACAGTTGAAATTCCAGTGCAGCCAAACGCACACTTCGTCGAACTCCAACAAACCGACGGCGGGATCCGCGTCGGCATATTGGCAACAACTCAACGACATGGTGCCGATATATACGCCCCTGTTGTTCGCAGAGAATGCCGTCATCAACTTCCTGCAAGGTATGGAGTTCGTGGTGCACAACTCCAAGACAGACATTTCCGTGAATACTATCATCGCAGGGCTCGTGGGTGGCGATATTCCACTGTTCGTCGGAAGCAATACCCCGTCGAATGCGCCGTTCAGGGTCGCTAAGGACGGGTCATTCGTGGCCACCAAAGCCGATATTACAGGGACTATCAACGCATCGAACGGAACGATAGGCGGATTTGAAATAGGAGAGAGTTGGCTAGTGTCGCAAACGTCTCAGGGTAAAGAAATTTGGTCTAACAGACTGTCGGCCGCGCGGGTACTACTGGAATGCAAAGGGGGCTCCTATACAAATTCTTTTGATGCAATGGCGTATCCATTAGGTTCATCGGGTTATTCCGACCATTCTGTGCTATCCGTGGCAATAAACAGAGAATCATATGACGCCACGAATAGATACAACATCGGAATTAATGTATCGGCCGAGGGGGAATATAATGAAAATTCACAGATAGGAGATATTCCAAATGGCAATCATGCCATATTATTGAGAAATGGGGACATATGCGGATTCAGGTTATTCAGCCGGACATTGACTGGTAGATGGACGCTTAATGATTATGAATCAATAGTATTCAATGACACAGCGAGCATGAATTACGTTACACTCCCGTCCGAACCAAAAGACGGACAAATATATTTTATCAGGAAGATTGGGAAGGGTAATGTAACAATTCAAACTGGGGGACTTACTCACGTAATTATGCAGAACGCTGGTAGTAGTACTCGGCGTGTAGTTTTGGATTATGGCTCACTCGCTATTCTGATGTGGAACAAAGACGGACAATACTGGACTGCCAATGACTGTCCTACAATGTAATGAATTATGAAAGTATTGAATTTAAAAGAATTTAAACTGTTCACCGACATTTCCCACGCCGGGCATATTGTCGTCGACGCCCGGAAAGAGTTTGCCAACGCCATATACATGGGCATGAACGGCATCGTGGCGCATGACCTGGCATTCCGCATCCTCCACAGCGAAGGCGGCATCGAAGTTTCCGACGAGGAGGAATCGATTATCGTCGATACCGCAAAGATGTGCAAGCCGGTCTTCTACGACAGTATCATGTCCGCTCTCAAAAAAGAATAAACGCTCGAAAGGAATATGAAACGCATTCGGATAGGCAAGGACATAGAGATACATTGGCCGATACTTACCAATGGAAAGCAGGTAGCACTCGAAGGGCGCGACCTGAAACTCTTCGTCCATTTGCCTTCGCATATGGACATTCCCGTCGATTTCACCACCGAAGGCAATACCGCAATTTTTATCATAACCGGAGCGATGCAAAAATCCATCGGGGTGTACCGCCTTACCATGTGGGAAAATTTACAGAAAAGCGGGCAAACAGCGGTTGACTATTGCAACGCCTTCGAGTTAGTTCCTACGACCTGTATGGAGGGTGGTGAAGATGACAATAACCTTACAACGGAAACTGTCGACCTTGAGGCGTCAAGCCTTGTTGTTGGATTGCCCGGCGAGAGTGCTTACGAGGCATTCAAGAAATACAACCCGAATTCCGAACTTACGGAGGAAGAATATGCCGAAGCCCCTATTAACGCTGCAAACGCCGCGAACGAGGCGGCAAAAGCGGCAAATGACGCCGCAGGTAAAATTGGGGATATTGACAAAGCCCTTGCCGAAAAGGTCGACAAGGAAGAAGGGAAAGGGCTTTCGACGAACGACTACACCGACCTGGAAAAGGAGAAGCTGGCCGGCCTCTCCAACTACGACGACACGGAGATAAGGAAGGAGTTGTCCGACAAGGCATCCAAGAAGGAGCTGACGGAGGCTGCAGCGGGCACGCTGACTGAGGCAAAGTCGTATACGGACACCGAGGTTGAGAAGACGAAACGGCAAGTAGGTGAAGGTCTCGGTCAGGCAATCGACATGCTTCACTCTGATATGGACAAAAGAGACGCAGATACGCTCAAAGAGAGCAAGTCGTACACGGACACAAAGACGGCAGAACTATGGAATAATGTCGGTGATACGTTTGACGCTATGTCCGAGGAGCTCAATAGCAACATATCCGGCGGGGATGCGCAGACACTGACCGAAGCCAAAAACTATACAGACAAGGCGATCTCTGAAATTCCCACCCCGGACGTCAGCGGGCAGATCGAGCGGCACAACACCTCCCCCACGGCGCATCCCGACATCCGGGAACTGCTCAACACCTGCGTAGGACTGCCGGAGTTCAACGACAAAACCTACGAGCTGACCTTCACGACAAAGGGCGGTGCGAAGTTCATCATCGACCTGCCTATCGAGATGATGGGGCTACATTACAACGAGGATACCCAATCTATTGAGTTCATAAATGCCGACGGCTCCATATCCTCCATTCCGGTTTCTGACTTCGTGAAAGTATATGTCGGCTCTATCGGTTCCGAGATACAGGTTACGGTCGAAGGCTCCGAAATCCGCGCCTCCCTGCTCAACAACACCGTATCCTGGGACAAGTTGACACTTGCATTGCAGGAGATGATTCAGGGCAAGGCCGACCGCACGGAGCTTCCCACGAAACTGTCGCAGTTGCAGAACGACCCGAACTTCGTGACATCGGGAACCCTCGAAACCCAGTTGACGCCTATCAAAACCGAGTTGGGCGGCACAGTGCGCCTCGGGGAGGAAATAGGAGAGAGCTCTACCCTGCCTCCTATACCGGACACGGGCGATGAAATAACCGAAGTCCTCGCGCACTCAGACTGCACGCTCGAAGAGCGCGTGACGCACCTCGAAAGGCTGCTCATGGAAATGCTCTCGGGCAAAGTGCTGATCCCCGACCTGCAGGTGAAAAAACTGGGCGTGTGGGGCGACAACAACCTCGTCGTCACGGGCGAGGGCGCGCCGTCGAAGGCTCCCGACCGCGCGGGGCAGTTCTATGTCGATACGAAGAACAACGCGGTCTACCACTCCGTAGGCAACGGCGCGGTGTCGGACTGGAAGAACGCTTAAACTACATACAACATGTCACAAGTCAACAAATACGCCGACAAGGCGGGTTACACGGCCGACAAGAACCGCAAGGACACGCAGTCGGCGGTGTCATACATCGAGAATGACGGGATGCTTGTCTACGACGGCGTGAATGTCGTGGTGGACAAGCCTGCCGCCGGGGTGGGCGACCTTGCGGTATTCGACAAAACCACGGGTACTATCCGCTTCGTCAAAGGTGCGACGCTGCTTCCTGCGCAGTTGCCGCCCGAGCTTGTCCCGGTGGCCGTGGTCTATGCCCGGCAGGGCGAGCGGGTGCTGATCGTATCGCTCGAAAATGCAACGGTCAGCAGCCAGCGATGGGCATACTCTTATGAGGTTGCATTGTCGGGCTTCGACCTTGCGGCGGGAGGCTCCGCTGTCCTGTTGTTCGGCGTGGGCATTTATGAGATAGAACTACCGATAACGTATGCCGCAGGGGCATCACTGGCAGATATTGCGGCGCAAATCAACGCCGATGCAACGGTTAAATCCAAATACGGCTGGACTGCCTCCGTAGATGAAGCGGCCGCACGAATCATCGTATCATCGAATACATGGTCGACCAGCTATGCGACTATCGGTGTCGTAAACGGTTGTCAAATCGCAAGGCCGTCGGAAGACGTCAACTATCAAACGATGTTGACGGGGGTTTTGATCGAGGGATCGAGCGAATACGTCCGCCGTAATAATGGCGTCAACATCTCCTTTGCGGGCTGCAATCCCGAAAGATTTCTGCAATATTATTCGACCAAAGGGAGCCAGGCCACAGGACAGATGCCGGGCAGTAGCGAAATCATCCGGGAAAGTGCCTTTACCAAAGAAGCCAATCCGGCATTGGTCGCCGCCTATCCGACCTACCGGGATTATCTGCTCGATGAGCACATGATGCAGTGCCCGAGCGCCTACGGTGCGCTGCTATGCGACGGCAAGACCAACACGCACCTGATCGGACGGCTTACCTTCGAGGACATTTATGGTAAGACACAGTACCGCTACCCGGCCGCTGCGGCCGCTCTCGACTACGGCGTCACGGTCGAGGGTGCAACTACCGGACTGGAAGCGGGCGCATGGTGGCTGCCATCCGTCGACGAAATCTACCTGCTCATGCACGACCGCGTGCTGACATCCGCCGACCGGGAAAGCGATCCCGTAAACCGCACGCTGTCGCGCCTCGGTAAGGCGACCTGTTACGGGGCGAGTTATTACCCGTGGACGTCATGCGAATGCAATCCCGCCCATGCGTTCATCTACCGTGGCGATATGGGTTACGTGGGCGCCAACTACAAGTATAGCGCGGGCGCTGCCCGTCCGGTCTGCGCCTTATAATTATCTGAACCATGGAAACACAACGACAGATCGACATCCTCGAATCGCGGCAGCTCGAATTACGGGCAGTCATGGCCAAGTCCGACGACAGGGCGGCCAAATGCAGTAAGTCCGGCCTTGACTTCCGGGCTACCTATCCCCTGGATTATGAGGAGTACGAAGCGGCCAACGCGGAGTACAACGCGAACGAAAAAACCCTTGCGGAGCTGAGGGCCCGGCGTGCCGAAGAGCTGGCCGCCGAAGAAACGGTTATGAACTTTCAAAATATTGAGCAATGAAGATGTATATGACCAACAAGCCCAACGGCGAGCCGTTCTATCCCGTAACCGTAGCCGAAGCCGTGCTTGTTTCCGAAGGAGAAACTTTAGCCGCGGTGCTGCAACAGCTCGAACAGAGGATCGCAGAATTGGAGAAGTCGGAAGCGGCGCCCCAGGCGCAGACAAACGTGTTGCCCGAACAATAGAATACACCCTATGGAAGCATTGTGGAGATTTATAGAAAGGCTCTGCGAAAAAGTATGGCAGGTGTTGATCGGCGCCCTGGTGTGCATGTTCAACGCCATAGCCCCGATACACGACATACTGACGGCCTGCATGATTATATTCGCCGCGAACTTTTTCACGGGCCTGTTCGCCGGCGTGCTCGTACAGCACGAAGGATTCATATTCCGCAAGGCTTTCAAGTGCATATCCGAGGCTGCGGTAATATCGGGACTGATGGCCATGATACTGCTCGTCGGGGACAACATCGACAACCACGACGGGGCGATGTCGGCGATCTCGCTCGCAGTATATGCCCTGATATATTTCTACGGGGTCAACATCCTCAAGAACCTGAACCGCATATTCCCGAAGAACCGATACATCGACTTCCTGTACTATGTGCTCTCGTTCGAGATGATTAAGAAGATTCCCTATTTGGAAAACTACAAACAAAAACAAAAGGACAAATGAAAAAGAAATGGATCGTATGGAGCATCGTTGCGGCCGTGGCCGTAGTGCTCGGAATCGTATTCCCGCGTTACATCCTCGTGGGGGTTGTTTGTGCTATGGCCGGATGGGTCGGGCATATCCTGTACACTAAACACATCGCGCAATGACACGAGGGCTCAGAAACAACAACCCGCTCAACATCGAGAAGACACGGGGCGGCAATCCCTGGCAGGGCGAGGTCGTACCGTCGAAAGACAAGCGTTTCGCGCAGTTTACGACGGTGGCATACGGCTATCGGGCTGCCTTCAAGTTGTTGAACAACTACCAGCGTAACTACGGGTTGGACACGATCCGCAAGATGATCGGCCGCTGGGCCCCGTCGGAGGAGAACCACACGGACGTCTATGTCCGCACCGTGGCGGAAAGATCGGGGGTGCCCGCCGACAGCCGGATCACCACGACCAACCGCGACGTGATGGTTCCCATCGTAGCTGCGATGTCGTTCGTAGAGAACGGCGTCGAGGCCAAGATGCTCGACGTGCAGGCCGGGTGGGATTTGTTCGTAAAGGCATGAAAAGATTGCTCCTCTACCTGCTCGCCGCCCTTGCGGCCGGGGCGCTCCTCTTCGGCTGGGGATACCGCCGGGGCGCCGCGTCGGTGGTTGTCGAAGAAACGACGCGCATCGACACGGTGTTCTACCCGAGACCGGAACCGCTGCCCGGCACGTACCGCTTCGCCGACATCTCGGTGCCGGTGCTGCTCTTCGCGCCGCCCGACACGGTAACGGAGACCGTCGTTGTGAAAGTCGGGGCAGACAGCGTGCAGATGAAGGTGGCGATGGAAACGCGCCCCTACTCGGACAGCACCTACCAGGCACAGGTCAGCGGGCCCCGGATCGGCAACCTTCGGCCGACGCTCGACTGGATAGAAACATACAACCGCACTACCACCCGACAGCAGGTAGTCACCCGGCGAAGCCGCTTCGCCCTGACGGCCGGGGTCGGGGCGGCGTATACGCCGCAAGGGTTCCAGCCTACTGTAGGCGTAGGAGTAGGTATTATTTTATGGCAATTCTGACAGGTATGAAGATAATTTATAACGACATCATCCCCTTCAAGGGATACAAGGCTATCAATCTGTTCGGGATCGTATTTGCCCGCAAGTCCGCCCGCCCGTTGTCGGATAAAAATAAAAACCACGAAGCGATACACACCGCACAGATGCGAGAACTATTATATGTGCCCTTCTACATCGTCTACCTATTGGATTGGGTATTTCACGGTTTCAAGTACCGAAGGATAACTTTCGAACAGGAAGCATATGCCCATGAAGATAACCCTGAATACCTTGAAATACGAAAACACTACGCGCAATGGAAGAGATGATTTACATATACTGGGATGACTTCCCATCGGTTGTAACCGAATAACGGGCCTTGGGGTACGGGCATAAAAAAGTCCCCAACGCTTTCCCGCATATACCACTATACGATTGTGCCAACGCACCACATTGAGGACTTATTCCTTGAATCGGTGTGTTGGCTTTTTGTATAGTGGTATAACAAATTTATAATAAAAAATCGGGAAAGTATATGCGTAAATCAGAGCTTTTTGCACAAATACTCGAATGTGTTGCATTTGAAACTGAAATAGCTAAGGAACAAATCCTTTCGAAGGATAAATTTCAAGATGTGGTCGATGCGCGCTACATGCTCGTACACTTCTGCCATAAGAACGGCATGTACACCACCGACATCGCCCGGATGATGCGGTTCTCCCGACGCGCCATAGAGAAGATGGTCTCCGGGTTCGATGAGCGCAAGCGATACAGCCACCCTATATTCGAAATACAGTGCGAACTTATTGCGAAGAAGTTGCCTCCCATCTGCGCCCCAATGAATTGATATGCCTGCCGCCCACAGCCACCTTTGCAATGTTGCAACAGGTGAACGCCCGGCCTTGACAGGGGCGGCAATCATTCAATAATCATTAAAAATGGGTTCGGATAAAACTTATATTTTCGATGGAGGCGGCTCGGGTGGCGGCCTTGACATCGCGGCTCTCGTCTCGTCAATGATGGGCAACAAGGGCATGGATCCCAACCTCGTAGCGGCACTCATGAACGGTAATAATAACCGTGGTGCATGGGGCGGTGACGGGTGCTGGTGGATCTGGATCATCCTGCTGTTCTTCTGCTGGGGCGGCTTTGGTGGCAACGGCTTCGGCGGTAACAACGCCAATGGCCTTCCTGCGCAGCTCAACGGTGACGCCGGACGGGAACTTCTTATGAACGCAATCCAAGGGAACGGCGCAGCCATCAATCAGCTGGCATCGTCGCTCAACTGCTCTACGCAGCAGATTCAGAACACGCTGTGCAACATCCAGGGCACCCTTGGCATGTCAAGCCAGCAGATCATCAACGCTGTACAGTCGATGGGATGCCAAATCGGCAACCAAATCGCCGCGTGCTGCTGCGATATGAAGCAGGCCATCAATGGCGTCAATGTGGGCATGGAGCGCGGATTCAGTAGCGTTGCCTATGAAACACAACGTCAGACCTGTGATTTACAAAACACAATTCGCGAAACTTCTCAAAGCGGGACTACAGCGATAATTTCCAAACTGGATCAAATGCAGGCAGCTGCATTGCAGGATAAAATTGATGCCCTGCGCGAAAAGAACAGCACGCTGACCACGCAGCTCAACCTCGAACACCAAAACGCCTACATGGCCGGTGTTGTAGGACAGGCTGTAGCACCCGTGAACGCCGCTGTAGCGGCTTTGCAGAATGACGTGAATAGCATCAAGTGCAAGCTGCCCGAAACGGCTACCGTGCCCTATTCGCCTATTGTCGGTGTGCCTACGTGTATTGCCGCACAATATGGTCTCGGATATGGTGCAGGGTTTGGCTTTGGGGGGAGCGGCGGATTTTGGGGATAATGCTATTATTCGCCGATAGGTGAAATGTTCTTTGACTTACTGATAAGAGGCTTCCCAATCCGAAAGCCAGCGCCAATGAAATCCTTTCAATGTGCGAGTTGGTTTTCGAATGCATTCATATATTCCTCCGATGTGAAATCCGTGTAATTGATGGGCTTCGGATGCTGTTTTATATTTTGCAACCAATATTCCATTTTTAATCTGGACAATTGGCTTTCTGTTTTTCTTGTTGGGTATTCTTCGTGCTTTTGCTGCACACTCTCTTGTGACAGGGTTAAGCATGTTCATTGAACGAGTACACCAACGAAGATTACGTGCCACATTGTTCGTCCGGTTCCCATCTATATGGTCTACATATGCATAGTTATTAGGATTGGGGATGAACGCTTTAGCAACAAGCCTATGGACTAATTCAGTCTTATCTACTCCGTGTAGGGATGTAAGTCTAACTCTCAAATATCCTCCCCGATTTGGGCGAGGAGTTAATATGCGAGGTTTAGTCATCCAACTATTGTTATTACCTCCGCTCACGCGATGGGATAGCGATGAAACCCTACCATAATCAGATACCGCGAAATAGCCGAGCGTACCATCAATAATACGCCATTCTTCTCCTTCGAGAGCAACACTCTCTATGAATTCCCGATTTGTCATTGCCAAACAATTTAGTGGTGCCAAACGAGAAAAAGAGGGAAGGACGTTTGGCAAGCCCTTATCAGTTGGTCATGACTCCAACCTATCCCGATGTAAAATTAGTTATAATAACTTAAAATACAAAAATATGGCAGTATTCCCATTTCAGTATGTTAACCGCAGAGGCATACCGGTACTAAAAACTACAGGCGTGACAGTGGAAACCACAGGGGTTGTGTTTTCCTTTCCCAACCACGCATTTGCAAATTCGTGGTACCGGGGACTCGTGCTGGTTGAGTTGGTACAGGAAATCCCTGCCGGCACAACGGGAACACTTCCCGTGCTGTTTGAAACCAACGGGCAAAATAAGAATCTGACGACGTACAACGGAGCAAATGTTACAGTATCGGATATTCCGGGGTCAGGGGTATACCAGATATGGTATGACAAGCAGACCGATACTTTGCAATTGATGACCGGTGCCGTCTGAATTAAAAAAAACAATTAACCGAAAGACGGGGAGGAGGGCTCCTTCTCCCCTATCTTTCACAAATCATTAACCAAGATGTTTCAGAACTTGAGAAAAGGCTCCTTAGTCTACGTTTTCGACAACAGGGAACAGCCTAAGTTTTATACAGCCAACGTAAAAGATGTATCGGCACCGTATTTCCCGCCCCAAAAGCCCGGGCAATTCTCGCCGATGCCGCAATTCATCAACATCTCGATAGAGGGCAACGAGCCCTGGGGCGTCCCTATGCAAGCGGACATCGTTTCGAAAGACGGCCTTACCGTAGCGACGACACGTGAAGTGTTGAAACCGACCATCATGGAGGCACAGCAGGCAAGCCGTGACATCGTGGAATCATTCGACAGGCACAAAGCCAACCTGAAGGTCTACGATGAGATCCTGATGCAGCTCGATCCCGAAGCTGCGCGTTCAAAAGAGCTCGAAGCCGAAAACAGGGAGTTGCGGAAGATGCTCGCTGACATGAACGAACGGCTAAGCCAGATACCGACGGCGGAAGAACTAAGGAGCCTTGTCAAGTCTGAACCACCTGCAAAAACAAAGTAACTATGGGTTGGAGAATCATAGGTGAAGGCCGTGGCGGTTTCGGCGGCCACGAAGAGGAGATGGAGCGAGAGCTCCGACGCGCCTACGAAGAAGGCTTTGAAGAAGGCCGGCGTGAAGGCCGTGGCGGATACGGTGAGCGTGGCGGCTACGGACAAGGTGGCGGCTACGGCGAACGTGGCGAGTATGACCGCGGCGGGTATGAGTATGACGACGCCTACGGCGAACGCCGTGGTGTAAGGGGTACAGGCCCCTATTCGCGGTATCGCAGGCGGTAAACCGGAGGGAGAGGGCCGCAGTGCCCTCTCCTATTTTAAATCGAAAAATATGGACAGGTTAGATACACATGAAAACTTCCCGGCAGGGTTCCGGGAATATCTCGAAAATTACGGTTGGCACTTTTCAAAGAAGATGTGCGAATTCGCCGTATCCCGCATGAAGGACAGAAACGGCAAGAAGATAGAGCCCTATTCTAAGGATAAGGTGGATGCGCTGCTCAAGCAGTACGGCATCGAACTCAAAAAGGATAAGGGGTATGACTGCGTGTACGTCTGCAACATGGCATTGTCGGATTATTTCGGGTCGTCGATACCCAATCCACAATACCTGGCGATGTTCATACGTGACTATATCGACGATGAAGACGGATACGACGGCTTGCCATTTACACGCTACTATGCCGATACCATCGGCTCGGGAACACCCATTCTGTGGGAAGAGATGATGTAGCCATGGAAGAATATCCCCAAATCAGCGAATTCACAAACGACAACGGCGAAATAAATGAAAAATATCGCAACGCTCGTCCGTAACCTGCCTGCCGACAAGTACCAGGAACTGGCCGGGGCGGTGAACGACGTATTCGAGAACAAGCGCTTCAACCGGGCGCAACGAAGGAGACTGGCGCGAAACTGGCGCAAGTACGGAAAAAGGGAGGAAAAATGAAGATTCGGGACTTGAGTATTCACAAGTATGGATGGACGTTGCGCATATATTATGCAGTGACGTGCTACTATACGGGCGAAATACTCAAGTCCCTTACCGACATCGGATGCCCCGATACGGTTCTTCATCGCGTACAGGGGAATATGGTGAAGTGCGAAATGGATACGGGATTCACCTACTCCAACAAGGAGCATCGGCAAAGTGTCATCGTAATAGGGATGCACTCCTCGCCGTGGGAATTTCTCAACAGCTTTGAGCACGAACTGCGGCACCTCGTAGACGATATAGCCCTTACTCTCGGCCTGTCGATGGCCGGAGAAGATGTAGCATACCTTACCGGCGAAATAAACCAGGCACTATGGGAAGATGTGCACCAATTCACCTGTTGTAAATGTAATGGACATGGAAAAAGATGACACCCAATACTGGATGGCGATGCTCGAAGTGAGCGAATGCTGCGCACCCATATTCGCTGCCGTCGTATGCGAGTTGATGAATACGATTTGATTATTCCAGAAGTTTCACCAGATCGGTTTTCATCTCCTCGTCTATGTCGCGGTAGCGGGCAAATGCTTTGCTGCCTTCGGTATGCCCCGACAAAGATCCCACAAGGTTAGGGTCTTTGACCTGCTTATACAGATTCCCGATAAAAGTACGGCGCGCCATATGAGATGACGCAACTTGGTAGAGCGGTTTTTGCTCAGGCTGCCTATTTAATGGATTCAAGATTGTTACTTTGCGCTTTAGTCCAGCAGCAAGAAATATTCTCTTGATAGCTTGATTATACTTCTGCTCGCTGATTAATGGTAAGAGCGACGGCCCCTCATAGTCAGAATAACGCTCTAATATCTCATTGGCGATAGAATTTAGGGGGACGCGAACTGTTATAGGTCGCCCATCTTTTGACTTACGGGGAATGTACTCAATAGCGCCACGGATTAGATTGTCCTTTGTTAATGTGTACAAATCACCTACTCGGCATCCAATCAAGCACTGGAACACAAATATGTCTCGCTGAATAGATAACTTTGGATGCCTAGAAAGATTGGTATGGTAAACCTTATTACGTTCTTCTATTGATATATAGAATGGGGTGCCATAAACACAATCATCGATTGTATATTTTTTAAATGGATTATTCGTCGTCTTTTCATTATCAACAGCCCAGATAAAGATAGTACGCAGCTTCTTCATCATACCACTAATCGTATTAGATCCTCTGGGATTCGGTTTGCGAGATTCTGGTATTTGCTTATATATTTGAGGCTGGGATAAAACGATGACATGTTCATTTCGCATATAATTATCGAGGATATACAAATCATCCAATGTCACAGTGTCTATATCTAAAATATAGCCATCCTCCTTTGTTTGTCTCCACATCTCAAATCGCCTTAATACTCGAAACAAGACCCTAAAGTTGGCCTGACGAACCTGTGACAATTTGCGTTTTTGGAGAAATTCATCACACAACTCAAAAAAGCGTTGCTTTTGCAAATGAAATTTTTCGGGATGCAAATATTTATCAACTTCAATGCAGAATGATTCAGAAGATATATTATCTTTGTTAGGCAACGAGGCGTATACATCTAATAAAATAGTTTTCCACTTTGCTACATTCGCATTGAATACTCCCCGTGCGATCGTATCATAAACTACCTTTGCTTTAATTTCGTGCCGTTTCGCGTCCCAATGTGCCGGATTTATTTCTAAATTTGACGTGTAAAAAAGTTGAATGTCCCGTCCGTCCCGAATACGAAACCGAACTTTACATTTTGCTCCTTTCTTTGAAGAACGAACGAACGCAGAAATAGTAGCCATCGGAGTATTGATTTAGTCGTGGTGCAAGTTTAGCTTTTTTGCACCACACAACCAAATACAAATGTCCCTACTTGTCCGGAGTTGTCAAAAATAAAACTATGTAAAACACCTATAATTAAATATAATAGCTGAAATATCAATAAAATACTGATTTAGAAAAAGGCAGTCTTTTATCCCCTGAGGGGGTACAAAGCAAAAGACTGATAATCAATGATTATCGGTCTTTTTGTTTTTGTGCGTCTGCCCTGTTGTCGGGCTTTTTCGGATGGAAAAAGGGCTGTTTTCGGGGAAGTGTTATACACTTTGTTATACACAAAATCGGTTGGTTAAACTTGTTTGCGCAACAATGCAAACAAATGAATATCAGCATTTACACCGTTTTTCGCACGATGGAGAAAGAAATGAAAATATACAAACCCGAAATAAGCTCTCCGATAGCAATTCCGCTTGCCGAGAGCAACTTCATGCCGGGTTCGCCTCCCCAGCCGATGATTTTCTGAAGGACAGCTCGATCTGAACCACCTGGTCGTAAAGTATCCCGAGGCGACATTCTTCGCACGGGTCGAGGGCGATTCG